CGACCCGGCTGTGGTGCTCGCGACGCGCAAGTATGTCGACGACAAGGTTATTGAGGTGAAAGCCTACACCGATAACCAGATGAAAGAGCATATTGATGCGGCAAACCCACACAAGCAGTATGCCCCTCTTGCCAGCCCGACCTTTAGCGGTGCGCCGAAGGCGCCTACTCCGACAGCAGGCAACAGTACTACGCAAATTGCTACCACAGCGTTTGTTCAGACAGCTATTACTGCGCTGGTTAATGGTGCTCCTGCCACACTGGATACTCTCAAAGAGATCGCTGCGGCTATTAATAACGATCCCAATTTCAGCACCACAATAAATAGCGAACTGGCAGGCAAGCAACCTCTCGATGCGGCTTTAACCGCAATTGCCGCTCTCGCAACCAGCGCTAACAAACTTCCCTATTTCTCCGGTGTTGATACCGTCACGCTGACCGACCTCACTGCGGTGGGGCGAGAACTGATTGCAAAGGGAGCCGTAACAGATATTCGTGCGTACCTGGGTCTTGGAAGTCTGGCAATTAAAAACAGCCTCACGGCAGCAGAGGTGGGAGCTGTGTCAAAGGCCGGCGATGTGATGTCAGGAAGATTAGCTATTAACGCTGATGGTGAAGCTGTTGCAATAAAGGGAACCGTCAACGAGGCAGCCAGTTACGTTATTTCACGGGACGCGTCAAATGTGAACCAATGGTATGTCGGCAAGGGCAGCAATGATTCCAACGACGTAGCCTTCTACAACTATAAAGGTGAAAACAGACTATTCCTTTCTGAAAGTGGCGCAGTATTCCTGTCACCGAAAACAGGCCAGCAGCTCAATTTAGGCGGAAGTCAGACCAATATTTCAGGCATGGTTATTCCTTCAGACTATGCGAACTTTGATTCGCGCTATCCGTTAAAAAATGCAGCCTCGAAAGCGGTCAATGGCTGGTTTAAAGACGCCAGCACAGGATTGATTTATCAATGGGGAACCACTGATGCTGTCTATGACGACACGCTGAAAACCATCACGTTTCCGATTGCATTTCCTTCTGCATGCGTGGCTTTTTTGCCAACGCTGAAACGAAGCACGACAACGTCGAACCCATTGGCGATGCTCTCTGTATGGGGACAGGCGATGAGTAATGCTTCTGCTAACCTGGTCTTCCAGTCAAATGACGGAAACTCTGATGCCCGTACGGGCCTGATTACTTACTGGGCGGTAGGATATTAATATGATCTATTTTTACAGTGCCAAAAATAATGCTTTCTATCCGCAAGAATTAAAAGAGGCGTATCAACGCGCCAGCACATGGCCTGACGACCTGGTTGAAATTACGGAGGAGGAGTATCAGCCCATTATCCTGGCGCAATCGTTCGGAAAAGTGATCGCCGCAGACAATAACGGCTTCCCCGTACTGAAAGAGCCGATTATTAACTGGCAGGGAAAAGCGAAGTCAGATCTTAAGAATCGGATTCTGGACGTTAACAACATTGTTAGTGACTGGAAAGCGGAACTGCAGCTCGACACCCTCAGTGAAGAGAATAAGGCGAAGCTTATAAGCTGGCTGGAGTATGCCAATAAACTGAAAGCGCTTGATGTTGGTGATGTGACGACTGAGGATAATTACAAAAATATCGACTGGCCGGCAAAGCCAGCGTAAATCAAACGGGCTGCGGCCCGTTTTTTTAATTCCCGCTGTTGTATCAGCCTCTCTCCAACCCGGACAAATAGCGCGCCGAGGCGCCACACTCGAAAATAGCACTCACCCCAACACCACGGAGTTAAACGGATGAGTGATTATCATCATGGCGTTCAGGTCGTCGAAATCAACGATGGCACGCGCGTCATTTCCACAGTCTCAACGGCCATTGTCGGCATGGTTTGTACCGCCAGCGATGCAGACGCGGGGATGTTCCCCCTCAATGAACCGGTTCTGATCACTAACGTGCAGAGCGCAATTGCCAAAGCGGGCAAGCAAGGCACGCTGGCGGCTTCGCTGCAGGCGATTGCCGACCAGGCGAAACCGGTGATTATTGTTGTTCGCGTTGCCGAAGGCAGCGGTGAGGATGCGCAGGCGCAGACCCTCTCCAACATCATCGGCACCACCGACGAAAACGGTAAATATACCGGCCTGAAAGCGCTGCTGACCGCCGAAGCGGTGACCGGCGTGAAACCGCGCATTCTTGGCGTACCAGGTCTCGATAGCCTCGAAGTCGCTACCGCGCTGGCACCGATCTGCCAGAAGCTGCGCGCCTTTGGTTATGTCAGCGCCTGGGGTTGTAAAACCATTTCTGAAGCGATCAAGTATCGCGAGAACTTCAGCCAGCGCGAACTGATGGTCATTTGGCCGGATTTCCTCGCCTGGGATACCGCCAGCAACAGCTCTTCTGTCGCTTACTCAACGGCTCGCGCGCTGGGCATGCGTGCGGCGATCGACCAGTCCGCCGGCTGGCATAAAACCCTCTCCAATGTCGGCGTCAATGGCGTTACCGGCATCAGCACCCCGGTGTTCTGGGATCTGCAGGAGTCGGGCACCGATGCCGATCTGCTGAACGAAGCGGGCGTCACCACGCTGATTCGCAAAGATGGCTTCCGTTTCTGGGGCAACCGCACCTGCTCCGACGATCCGCTGTTCCTGTTTGAAAACTACACCCGTACCGCGCAGGTGATTGCCGACACCATGGCTGATGCACATATGTGGGCGGTGGACAAACCGATCACCGCATCGCTGATTCGCGACATCATCGACGGCATCAATGCCAAATTCCGCGAACTGAAAAGCAATGGCTACATCATCGATGCCACCTGCTGGTTCGATGAAGAGGCTAACGACGCCGCATCGCTGAAGGCGGGCAAGCTCTATATCGATTACGACTATACGCCGGTGCCGCCTCTGGAAAACCTGACCCTGCGCCAGCGCATCACGGATAAGTATCTGGCGAACCTGGTCTCCTCAGTTAACAGCAAGTAAGGAACAGATAGATGGCAATGCCGCGAAAACTTAAATATATGAACGTGTTCCTCAATGGCTTTAGCTATCAGGGGATCGCCAAATCCATCACGCTGCCGAAGCTGACCCGCAAACTGGAGAACTACCGTGGCGCAGGCATGAACGGCGTGGCGCCGATTGATATGGGTCTCGATGACGAAGCCCTGTCGATGGAGTGGTCGCTGGGCGGCTTCCCGGATGCTGCCATCTGGGAACTCTATGGTGCCACCACCGCGGATGCGGTTCCGATTCGCTTTGCCGGCTCCTACCAGCGCGACGACACCGGCGAGACGGTTGCCGTTGAAGTGGTGATGCGTGGTCGTCAGAAAGAGATCGACACCGGTGAGAACAAGCCGGGCGAAGATACCGAGTCCAAAATCTCCGTGGTCTGCAGCTACTTCAAGCTGACGATGGATGGCAAGGAGCTGGTGGAAATCGACACCGTCAACATGGTGGAGAAAGTGAACGGCGTCGATCGCCTTGAGCAGCACCGCCGTAACATCGGCCTGTAACAACCGCCCGGTCAGCCTGCTGGCCGGGTACCTTTTCCCGCGAAGAAGAGAGTGAGGATGCCATGAGCAACGAAACTGACAACGTGATTACCCTGGAAACGCCGATTAAGCGCGGTGAGCAGCTGATTAACAGCGTGACGCTGATGAAACCCAACGCCGGTACGCTGCGCGGATTGAGCCTGGCCTCGGTGGCGAACGCCGATGTCGACGCACTGATCAAAGTGCTGCCGCGCATCACCTCCCCGTCGCTGACGGAGCAGGAAGTAGGCGCTCTCGACCTGGTCGATATGGTTGCGCTGGCGGGCAAGGTGGTCGGTTTTTTGTCACCGGCTTCGGCACAGTAACTTTTCCGGCCTCTCTGTCGGTTGACGATCTGATGGCGGATATCGCGGTGATCTTTCACTGGCCGCCGTCAGAACTCTACCCCCTGAGCCTGACAGAACTCATCACCTGGCGCGAGAAAGCGCTACAGCGAATCGGAAACAGATATGAGTAACAGCGCAAAATTAGAGGAATTGCTCACGGCTGTTGATCAGGCGACGCGCCCGTTTCAATCGTTGCAGACAGAGAGTCTCTCTCTGTCTGACAGCGTGAAAGAAACGGAGAAAAACCTGCGCGGCTTGTACACCCAGCTTGCGCAGGTCGACGACATCATGCGCGCGGAAAAAGCCCTTGCCTCCGTCAATGCGCAGCTGAGCGACATAAAACAGAACAGGCAAAATGCCGCCAACGGCACAGCAGCACCAGCGATTATCGATCCCTGGAGCGGAAAACCTAAGTCGGAGAAAGCGCTCAAAAAAGAACGTCTTACCCTGCGCAGAACGATCAAAGCTAATAAGACCTCCCTGAAGACGGCCGGTATTGAGGCAAGAACGCCGTTATCCGCGCGACTCCAGCTCAATAGCCGTATCAGCGATGAGTCGGCACAGTTGATCACCCAGCGCCAGGCGCTCAAACAGGAGCAGCATCAGAAGCGCCAACTGCGTGCGGCAAAAATCCAGGCCGTGCAGCAGCGTATTCTGGGCGCAGGCGAAAAGATTTCGACCATTGGCGAGAAAAGCAAGTCGATTGCCACAACCGGGTTCGAGCTCGGCAAAAAAATTATGCAGCCGGGCTATGAAGCCTCGCTGAAAAACAGCCCGCTTGCACCGGCTGCGGCGTCCGATAACGCAGAGCCCGGTGCGCAGAACAGCCCCCCCGCTTCAGGAACAGCGGTCGCTACGCTGCAAAATGGCTCGGGAACAGCCGTTGCTACCCTGCAAAACAGTACCGGAGCTCCGGGAACGGCGGTCGCAGCACTGCAGAATAGCGCTGCCGGCCCCGCCGCGGCGATGCAGAGCAGTGTCGGCAACCTGGGTACCGATCTTGAGGCGCTGCAGGCGGCTTATCAGTCCCTGAGCGTTGATATTTTCAGTACCCAGGAGTCATCCCTGCGCTCGCTGGTGCAGACCGCTACCCGCTATGTCGGGAA